CATGAAACAGTTTATTGTTTATAACCTTCAAACTGGAGAAATTCAGAAGACTGGTATTTGTTCAGAACATGATTTTTATTTGCAAGCCCAAGACGGAGAATCTGTAATTGAAGGACTAGCAATAGCAAATTTTGGTTATGTATTAAATGGTAATTTAATTGCTTACACAACAGAGCAACAACAACGGAAGGCAAACAAGCCTGAATATGATTGCGAATGGAGTAATGAAATATTTGATTGGATAGATGTAAGAACAAATCAACAAAAATATGATGAGGCAAGTGGTGTTATCAAAATAACCAGAAACGAATTACTTGTTGAATCAGATTGGACTCAACTTCCTGATGTAATTTTGGCAAACAAACAGGATTGGGCTGTTTATCGACAAGCTCTGCGAGACATCCCACAGCAATCAGGATATCCTTTCAACATTATTTGGCCCGTAAAACCGGAGTAAATCATGGGTTCATCAATTTCTCAAGTACAAAGTCCTCAAACCTCTGGCGGCAAAGGCGCTCCACCGCAGCCTTTCCAGCAGACTCGTGACTCAACCCCAAACCTAAACTCTAATCTAACCACTCAAGATATGCCCCAAGGCAAAGGGGCTAGTGGTCAGAGATATACCTATTCACCGACCTCTGGACAACCCCAGATGGGACAACCAAATCAGTACACAAATACGGTAGGACAGTGGGATAATGCATCCATAATGCCTCAACCAACTAGACGTTCTGGCAAAGGGAAAGGTGGTTAATCATGGGCGGCGGTAAATCTTCTGGTAGTCAAACCACAACTGTACAGTTAACTCCTGAACAGCGGGAAATTCTTGCAACTCAATCTGAAGCACTAAAGAATACCTTTCTTCCAGCTTACAGACAGACTGTTACTGGTGCTGGACAGGCTTATGGACAAGCCGCTCCTGCTGCAACTCAAGCCGCTCAGACGGCCATGAATGTTTCTGGTCGTACCGGAGCATTGCAAGAAGCTGCTGGTACTGGTTCCTTGGTTTCCGGTATTCAAGGTCTACAGAGTCTGTTTAGCCCGGAATACGAGCGAGGTCAAATTCAAGCCGCTTTGCAGGCTGGTCGTGAATCTGCTCGTGAGACTCAAGCTGGTCAGAATGCCATGTATGGTGCTGCCGGTGGTCTAGGTGGATCTCGTATGGCACTGGCCGACAAGAACCTTGCATCCTTGAATGCTCAACGTCAAGCTACTGCGGCGGCTGAAGCTCAAGCCAAAGTGCAAGCCAACAAAGCATTGGCGGCTCAACAATTGGCTACTATTGGTCAAACTGGTCTTACTGGCGCACAACAATCTGCTGCCGCTCGTATTGGCTATGCCCAGACTCCGCAAGACATTTACAGCAAATATGCTTCTGTGATCTATGGAGTGCCCCAGGCTTCTACGACCCCGAACTTCCAAGGTACTCAGGGTACTACGAGTTCTGGTCGCAGCAAAGGGTTTGGTTTCTAAGGAATCATCATGGCTGATAAAAATCCTTTTGGTGGTCTTGGTCTTAATCAGATGGGTACTGAACGACAGTACATGACATCTTTGATTAGCCCTGAACAAAAAAGACTGATTAAGCAGGGAATACTTGGATCAGCATTCCAGGCTATTGGTGCAGAGGATTTTTTCAACAAAGCATTTGGTGTTAAGCCACCGGAACAATCTTCTGGCGTTCCACAAAATTATGTGCCAACAAAGGATTTCACTTCTGGCGCAAATTATGGATTTCAGGGCTCATCTGAAGGTATTAACCCCAACAGAATAGGTCAGGGTATGGGTGTTGTTCCTAGTGCAACTCCCATGCAACAAACTGCGCCAACCATTTCAGTTGACGATGAAGTTGATGCTGCTTGGGGCAACAAAAAAACCAGCGAATTTAAGCCTCGAGATACTTCATTGGATCAATTGCCACAACAATTTGCCCAAGGTCCAATTGCTCCTCCTATGTCGCAATACCCGCAATTGCCGCAAACTGGTGGTTTGTTTAAGTCTTTGACTTCTTTCTTGGGATAAAGGAATCATCATGGCTGAAGTCATGCAACCTATTGCTCCTCCTACAGATCAAATTTCTCCTGTTGCCCCGGTAATGCCTGGTGTGCCTACGGCTTCAGGAGTGCCTGTTTTCCAAAGACAAACTCCCAAAACTATCGACGAGAAATATGAGGATGCAGCCAATTCTCGTGATCCTGCAAAGATGATGCAGGTTGCCAAAGAGGCTGGCAACAATCCTATTGGCAAAGTCGCTGTTGATGCCGCCAATGTGATGTATCGCACATCTAAAGAATTCGACAATTTGGTAAACCCGATTGCCAAAGTTGGTGGTTTGCAAACTCCAGAAGGTCGTACAAAGTTTGCAGATACCTGGAAGACGGTTAAAGACAATCCGCAAGTTGGTTCTGCCATGCTGGAATTCTTGCTTGGCAATCCAAACGCTCGTCTATTGGTGACCGGTGGCATTGTCAAACCCACCATTACTTATGATGATGCAGGCAATCAACTTGAAGAACATAAGAATGAATTGGGTCAAAGAGTCAAAGTTATTGATGTAGCGACTCAACGAGAAATCAATCCTGAAGAGTACAGTAATCGGCGTGGTGGCATTACCATGTTGGGTGATACGCTTGCTCGTAAAGCTCAGTTGGGAGTGCAGGAATCTAATGTTGCAGAGTTCAACAAGCAACAAAAATCTTCTGCCGCATATGCCGCCGCTTCAGATATGTTTGACACTCTGGGCGCTGAAAAACAGCGACTTATGGGAGAGTTGCGTGGTTCTGAATTAACTGATGAACAGCGCAAATTGATTGCTGGAATGGGCACACGCCAAGTTGGATTTACTCAAAGTATCTCTGACAGCCAAAATGCTTTCAACCAATATGTTAGCAACCGTGGCCAGAATGTAGACCAATCCATCAAGAAGGCTGCTGAAGCTCATTTACAGCGCATTTTGCCTGGAGCCCGTTTAGGTGCAGACGGATCAGTTACTGATTCGCAAGGCAAAACTGTTAGCTCTTCTGATCTAGAAAATCTGCAAAAGAGCGCCAGTAAAAATCTGAACTACGAACAAAACTATACGCAATCAAAAGCTGATTTGGCTGCTAGTATGGTTTATGGTAGCTTGAGCAATAAGCAAAAAATGGACCTTGATCGTGTTCTAGAAATAGACAGGATGATTGAGGCCAAACGTGCAGAGTTAAGCAAAGAATATGGAAGTCCTTCTTTCTTGGTCAACCCATCTGCTTTTGCCATTACAGATCAATATGCTCGAGGCGAAGTGCAAGGCTTGATGACGCAATTTAATGCTCAAGCAATGAAAGCTTTCCAATCTTGGAAAAACGATATGCTTTCCAATTATCCCAAAGGCCAAGTGCCGCCTCCGGGTGAGTTGGAAAATGCTTTTGTCAAGACTGATATGTACAAGAACATGAAGTCTGACTTTATGAAGCAATCAAGAGATATTGTTTCTAGAGTTCTGATTACCAATCCCCAGCGCACCACAGAAGAAGAGATGAAATTAAATGCTCCTGGCGGTTTGGTTCCAAATATCGAAAAGAAAGAACTTCCAGAAACAAAAGCGCGATCTCCAAAGGAGCGTGGTCGCACTGAAGAAACCCGCGCTGAATTGCGTAAAAAGTTTCGTAAGGAGTAATCATGGCATTCGATGCAGAAGGCTATCGGAAAGCCGCCAAGGCTGCTGGCATTCCTGATGACGAGATTGAGAAAGATATTGCCGAGGAAATGCGCGATATCAAGCCTGTCAATGCTCCTCCTCAAAAGTCAGATGTGCAAATCGGCGGGGAATATGATTACTTGTTGCCAGCCCTTATCGGAGCTGGTACTGGATTGGCCGTACTAGGTGCAGGGGCGGCTTCCAAAAAGATTAAAGATCGCATGATGTCTAGGCCTGAATCTCCAAGGATTGAGCCTTTGATGGACGAAAGTCGATATGCTGGTCCTGGTCGAATTGAGCCAACATTTGAAGCGCCGACTCCAACTGCTGAAAAACCTCCTGTATCTGCGTACTCTCCCGCAGAGCAAGAGATGCTTCAACGTAGTGCTGCAAATGCCGCCGCAAAAGCACAAGAAGCTGAAGTAAAGCGTTTACAAGGTCAATCTGCTGTTCCCGGTGGAGTTGCTCCCGCAGCCGCTCCTGCACCGGTTGCCCCTGCCCAAATTACTCCTGAAGCGCCCAAATCTGGATTTGCATGGGATCAACCTCAAACCATGCAACCTACTGTTACCCAGGCCGTTGAAGCTGGTGTTAGCCCAACTCAGGCCTTGCAAGTTGAGGTTGCCAAACAACTCGACGCAACTCCTGCACAAACCACCCAACCTGCCGAACCCCCCAAAAACAAAGGTGGTCGTCCAACCAAAGCCGCCAAAGAAGCACAACTTGCTGGTGGTGTTTTCAAAGAAGGTTTTGGTGGTGCTGACAACTGGATGCAGTCCCAAGTTGGCAACGATATCCGCAAGTTTATTAGAGATGAGTTTAATGCGGGTAAACCTTATGGTGGTGGTCAAGCGGCAATGGAGAAGGCTTATGCCGACATTGGTCGCTACGAACAATGGTTGAAAGAAAACATTCCTGTCCAGACGTTAAATCGAGCAGAACGTAAAGCCCTTGGAGTGCCTAGTCCTGAACCCTATGGACCTTTGGGTAAGGCCATGAAGGTTGGTGGTGTTGCCGGTCTGTTGATGACTGCTGCACAAGCCGCTAATGCCAAACAAGCCGCTCAAAACGTTGGAGAAGCCCTACTTCCAATCGGAATGACACCTTCTGAACTTGCCACTGGTACACTTACCGAGAAACAATTACGGGCATTTCAAGAGGCTCAAAAGCTGGGTAGCCCGTACCGCAGTGTTCCCCCTCCGAGGTAATCATGGAAGAAGTGACACACAAGCAAATCTATGATCGTTTGGTTGCTGTTGAAGGTAAGGTAAACGAGATAGACCAAAACACAAAAGGCATGGTTGCGGCTTTTGATGCTGCCAAGGGTGCTTTTGTTGTTCTCGACTTTCTGGGTAAGCTTGCCAAGCCTATCCTGATGTTGACTGCCGCCGCCGGGACGATTGCTATTTTTTGGCAAGGTATGTGGAGGAAGTGATGTGTGGACCCGTTCACCATACTTGCAATGGCGAATGGGGCTGTTGCAGCAGTAAAGAAGGGGTGTCAGCTATATAAAGATATCAAGAGTGCCGCAGGTGATGTTTCTGCCGTACTCAAGGATATTGATGCACAGTTTGCCGGGAAGAAAGTTTCCAAAGAGCAAGCAGAGAAGATAGAAGAGAAGAAAAAAGAAGTCAAAGAAGCTGGTAGTACTGATCCTGGTGACGCACTCACACAGATTGGTCAGAGATTAGGAGATTTCTTTGACGCAATGGATAAAATTGAAGAAGCCTTTCACGAACAAGAAAGGAAAGCACATCTGATCCATGATGACAAAGATGGATCATTGAAGAGAATGGCATTGAATCGGGTGATGATTAGAACCCGTCTGGAACACATGGAAGCCGAGATACGTCAAGAGATGACCTGGAATACTCCTGCTGAGTTAGGTGACCTCTGGACTAGATTCTCCAAGATGTGGGAACAGACCCTTGAAGAGCAGACGGAGGCCAGAAGGCTACAACTGATTAAGGATCAGGAAGCCAGATGGAGGAAGATGCGAATCAAGAATGCTATTAAGGACAATCTGCTGTGGTTGGCAATATTCGTAATACTGGCAATCGAGGCGCTGGGGCTCCTGTGGACGATCCGGTTGCATCGGCAGAACGAACTGCCCTCATGGTTGGTCTAGTCATCACGATGGGATTGATTCTGGTTCTTGTTATTTTTTGTGTCATGCTGTTTATCAGTAACAAACAAGAACGTGATGTGAATGCTATCTTGAAGCAAAAGATCATTAGAAGGATGATTCAATGCGAGTAGTGTTGTTGGCGTTATTGTTAACAGGATGTTTTGAAGACAGGTGGAGATATACCTGTCAAAACCCTGACAATTTCCAACTTGCTGAATGCCAACGTCCCAGGTGCTTATTTACTCAGACCTGCCCTGATTATTTAGTTGCCCCCATTTTGGAGAAGCAAATCAATGGACAACAAACGAGCCCTGTTCCAAACAACTGACGAACTTATTGCCTTTGCCGAGGTAATGGTTTGGGCTTTTGTTGTCTGTATGGTAATGCTGGTTTTTGGTGGACTAGTTTTTACAATGCTTTACTCGGTTACGTTTGTGCAACAGCCTATCAAGTCCATGGCTCCGATAGATCAGGCCTATACCAAAATGCTGAACGACATTGTTCTGCTAATGACAGGTTCTATTACGACCTTGATTGGCATGAGAGTAGCCAAAAAGGGGTCTGAGATGATTGCTCAAAAGATGGCCCCTAAATTGGTTCCACCTGAAATTCCTCCATCAATTCCAACAAATACAGTAACGGTCAGTTCTGGAATGCCTAACTTCAACTGGATGGGCATTACCAATCCTGAGTTAGATGAAACCTGGCGACCCCCGCCACCCCCAACAACCCCGCCTGATTTTGTGGACCCTGCCAAAGAGCAGATTGCACAAGAACGGGCTATGGCAAAGGCTGAAGCATGAGACTGCCTAATCCTTGGATGATTCTGGGTGCTATCGTAGCCATGGGGTTGATCTTTGGTTACGGGCACAACAGGGGCTGGAATGCCAGGGATGCCGAGATGCAGGCAGAGATTGCCAAGAAGAATGCCGAGGCTAGGGCTACTGAGATCAAACTGAACGAACAGATTAACGCAAACGCTAATAAACTCGCGGAGGCTAACAATGCAATTACTGAAAAACAAACTGCTCTTGATCGCGCTATTAGGGCTGGCAGGGTGCGCGTCTCGACCCCCACCAGTTGTGTACCAACCCCCGCAAGTGCCCCCGCTCCCACCGGAGATAGGAACCAAGCGCCAAGCCAACCTGACCGAGCGCCTGACCAACCTTCTGATTCCGAGCGGGAAACCCTCGCAGCAATCGCAGCCCTCATTGCAGAAGCAGACAGGCACATCAACCAATTGAATGCGTGTATAGACTCTTATAACCAGGTCAGGGAGCAATTGAATGCCAAGCGTTGAACAACTCAAAAAGCTCAAGATTGGGGCGGAATGGGCTCCTGCTTTGAACGATACGTTTGTCAGGTTTGGTATTGCTACTCCTCGCCAACAGGCTGGTTTTATCGGCCAATGTGGACATGAGTGCGGTCACTTTAAGACCCTAGAAGAGAACCTAAACTACCGGGCGGCTACCTTGATGAAGCTGTGGCCTAAGAGATTTCCGACACAAGAGATTGCGAATGCTTACGAGAAGAATCCTAAGAAGATTGCCAACATGGTCTATGCCAACCGCATGGGCAACCGAGATGAGGCTTCTGGTGATGGGTATCGTTTTCGTGGCCGGGGCTGTATTCAGCTTACAGGTCATGCAAACTACTTTCATGCTGGACAAGCTTTGGGAGTCGATCTTGTTATGGAGCCCGATCTGGTCGCAACTCCTGCTTACGCCGCGCTGACAGCGGGTTGGTTCTGGTCCACCCACAAGTGCAACGAAGCCGCCGAGGCAGGGGATTGGTTGCTGTTAACCAAGAAAATCAATGGTGGGACGATTGGTCTGGATGACCGGATCAAGCACATCAACGAGGCGTTGGCTGTGTTGACCTCCTGAAAAAAAGCCCCCGGGGGTGGGGGCTAATGGAGACTCACATGGCAACCTTCAAAACCCGCTGAGATCTTCCAGAAGATGCTCTGCGTCTTTCTCCGGTGTCATAAATATATCCCTTCTTTATCAGGGGTGCAATGCGTGGAGTGATGCTGTTTAACTTCACCCCAGGGAGAATCTTTTCTAGGTCGTCAGCTATAACGCCTTCAGGACGGGACTTTATAGCCTCGTAGACGAGTTTTTCTAGCCTCTCTACAGGTACGGACTCTGCCGCCTGTTTTGACGTTTCTGGGTCTGTTTTGCGGAACAGGGCTCGGTACAGTTCAATCAGCTTCATTTGGAGTCCTTTTTCAGAGGTGGGCGGGTCACATAAAGCAGTGTCGGCTTGAACAACACTTTAGAAAAGTGGCCACGGCGCTAACCCGTTTTCCCGCCCGTATTGGTGAATAGTGGTTGATTTATTGTTTTGCTGGCCTTATCAGCGCCACAACTCTACAACCGCCACCATTAGTCAACGGCACCCGCACGATAATTTTCCATTGAAGGTGCTTTGGCAATCATATCGGGTTCCGGGTGGGCAGGCAGCGAAGGAAATCCCTGAGATAGTCAACAGGGCGATAGCGAGCAGTTTTTTCATATCAATCTCCATCAGAAGTTAAGTTTCAGTTCTTTGTGCCTTTGCTTGTGACATGGCTGGCATAGCCACATAACTTGCAAAGGTTCGTCGTAATCCTCGTGATGAGCGAGGGATTTTTCATCTCCACATCTAACACAGGGAATTCGTACCAACTTCCCGGCTTTGATGGCCCTTGCAACAGCATTGTGTGCTGATGAACGGCGACGATCTTCATCTCTCCAGGCTTTATTAACCTCGGTGTTCGTCTTGATGCGCTCTGGGATTTTTCCCCTCTCGCGGTCATATGCGCGAACTTTTTCAAGATTCTTATTCCTGTGGGATGTCGAATCATTTTTTGTACATTCTTTGCATTTGTTGAGATGTCCGTCAGCCATTCCTGAATGCTTGTAGAACTCATTTAATGGCTTGACGGTGTTGCACTTAAAACACTCTTTAGAACGAATCATGCCGTACTCCTGTGCGTTGGTGGTACGACCATTATAGACCCGTTCTAATTAAAAGGTACGTCATCCATCATATCGTCAAATCCAGACCCACGGGTGGGCTTAGACTCGACGGGCTTACTTGTATTGGCTTTCTCCAACACAATCCGGTTAAATACATCTGTGCAATAGATGTAATTGAAATACTTGCCATCATCTTGTTTACGGGCTGGGTAGCTCACAAACTCGCCTTTTTGGCCTTGGATGATCTTGCATCCACGGATGGTGATAAATGGATCCCTGCCTGCTTGGCTAGAGATCATCACGTTGAAGGATGGGTATTTTCCTTCTTTCCACTCTACTTTAACTTCCATTTCAGTTTCCTTTTGCTTTCTTGATAGCACTGCGTGTGGGTGCTGTTAATTGTGACCAGAGCCACGTTTGTTGGTCAGACTCCAAAGCCGCCTCTTGAACCAGTTTGTAGGCTCCAACAGCGTTTCCGTTACCGACCAATTCCTCGCAAGATGCTGCCATCTCACGCAAGAACTCTTTCTCCTCTTCAGGCAGATCATCCCCCGTGTTGCCCTTTGGGGTTACGATAGGCGCATCACCCTTGCGTCCTGTAGTCGCATCAAGGGCATCGTGCTCTACGATCTCGAGCGCAGCTACCCATAGATACCGGCGCAAATACGTCTGCACCGCTCCCAGGTTTTGTACTGGATGACAACCCTTGAGTGCTGCCTCCGACATGGGTGACTCAATGACAATAACCTCATCTGGTTTATCAGTATTGAAGATACGCATATCTGCCGTTTCTTTGCCAAAACTGATAATTGAGGTCAAACCCACCTCTTTGAATATCTGCATTGCCGGGATGATGAAGTCGCCTAGTTCAAAGTACTGGTAACCAGCAAACTTGTTGAGTCCTGACTTTTTGAGCTTCTGTTGGTGAAACAGTTCACGGGCTTTATTGAGTTTTTGATATACGTTCATTTAGATTGCCTCTTTAATTACAGAATCAAATTTTTCTTTAGTTATTGCATATGTTTCAGGCAACTGGTGTTTTGCTTCTTTATGCTGACTAACAGCGACAGAATCATCTTTCAGGGCGTAACAAACAGTGTTGTGGAATTGTCCAAATTCATACACGGATTCATATATGCCCAAAGCGTTTTCTGTTGACCATTGCCAATCATCAAGCAGTCTGCAAACCTCGTCCATTTCTTTTTGGACACGCTTCCCAATGATGGTGTTTTTCTTTGGTTTGATTAGCCAATAACCTTCATAGATTGTTGGCAGAATGAATCCAGATCTAACAGTTTTTTCTTTGTAGATCAACCCCAAACCTTGTCGTTCAATCCTGACTACTGCATCTGCTTTCTCTTTTTCAAGAAGTTCACGTTTTGCTTTCAATGCCGTTTCTTTTGCGTTTTTAAATTTGGTAACCGCAAAGCCAGCAAAGTCACTTGGAAGCAAATAATGTTTTCTCATTCCATCCTCGCTTTCAACATTGCATCTGCATACTTATATGAAATATTTGCCAATCTATCTGCAAACTCTGCCCCAATAACTTCTGAAGATGTGACTACCTTCATTAGTTCTGGGTTTGTAAGGTTTGCCTGCATAGCCTTGGCCGCAAAGTAGTCACGCAGGGTCATGCCTGAATGAATCCAACCATCGTTAGTGGTAACGACTTCAGTTGGAAACGCTGGTCCACTTGTGTTCATTTGGTCAACCTTTCATATTCATCAATTTGTTCTTGGATCAAGTATTTTTGGTCTTCTTCATACAGATCACTGAATAACACAAAGTGGTTTTCTTGGCAGCAATGCCATTTTTCTCCTTTTGGCATAGCGCAATAACAACAATACAACTCATCTGATTGATTCAATTCCTCACGGATGTTGTCTGCAAATGTCTTCAACTTCATATCGTTCTCCCACTCTTCTTGACGTTGAACTGTTTCATAAAACTGCTGTTGGCTCATGCTGTGATCCAGATAAGAAATAGCACCATGAGTACCCAAACTATTGCCAACAAAACAAACTTGTCGAGCACGTTGTAGTCTTTGTCATCAGGCCATATAGCCTGTCCCCATGATTGCCATTCACCTTCAGCCATTGACCTGGGTGTCTTGTAGTGTGATGCTTTCATTCTTTGTCTCCAAAAGGGTCGCCCCATCTGCTGTCAACACCAGTGTTCAGATTCATCTGATGGTTACCCATCTGTTGGACAGTAGTGCCCTCATCATCAATCCACATACTGCCGGTCTTGTAGAACATCTTGCCATCGTCACGCATGATGGTGGATTCTGTTTTGTTGTAGGAATGGCCAGAAAAAAGGTTAGTCCAGAAGCTCATTGTCACGCTCCAAAGATGCTTTCATGTAGGTCAGATATCCAGCCAACCGACCAAGGGCTTTAACGTCATGGGTGCAGGCCTCATAGACGGCATCATTCCTGCCGACATAGTGGACGGCGATCTTGATGTAGTTTGAGTTAGCCAGGGTAATGGCATCGATGAACTCCTGGAGTTGCTCAGTAGTAGGCATCTTCACGTTGAGCCTCCATGTACTTGGCAATCAGGGTTTCGATGTCTTGACGGGAGTACTTGTTTAGCTTGCGCTCGAGCCAAGCAGCTTTACGGCCACGGCTATCAAGAACCTCCCAGGTGCAGTCTGTGTACCCGTGATAGTCCCAGTCGTTGGTGGCGTAGTAAGAACCCTCGACCTTGTTGTACTCTATGACCCCGATCATGCAGGGGATACCTGCAACACGGGTTTCGATCTCAGCTATGTACATTTCATTTCCTTTCATACTCCGTGATGGAGTGAGGTGATTGTTATCCTTTCCGACAACCTAGTCAACCCCCCGACAATAAACCTGAGTTATCTATAAGGTTATTGGCACAAAGGTCAATAGCCTGTATGATATTGGGTGAAAGGATAAGACTATGACAGTAGAAGAAATCCAAAAGTTTGCAACGTTGTACCAGATTGCCAAGATTCTGGGTGTTTCGCCTCCGTCTTGCTACAAGTGGAAAGAAACCAACAAAATCCCTGACCTACGTCTGTACCAACTGAAAGAAAAGCGCCCTGAGTGGTTTACAAGCCACGCCAGGAACTGATATAGTTTTGTGGTCGCGGCTAGGGTAGCTCCCGAAAAGACGATTCGTTACCGTCCTGCCGATGTCCACTTGTAACGTGAACCAACAACGTAAGGTTAATCATGTTTTTACAGCCTAAAAACTGGGCAGTCTTTCAACATTACAAAGACCGTTCCCCACCCTGGATCAAGCTTCACCGCAATCTACTGATCAACAGGGATTTTGTTACCCTTCCAACCGCTAGCAAGGCGCTAGCACCAATGCTCTGGTTGCTAGCAAGTGAGGGCAAAGATGGTGTTTTTGATGCCACCTTTGAGGAGCTGCAATTTAGGTTGTACATATCCAGAAAAGACTATGACGATGGACTTAAGCCATTGATTGATAAAGGTTTTTTTGTCGTTGCTAGCGGAGTGCTAGCAGAGTGCTATCAAGATGCTAGCCCAGAGAGAGAGATAGAGAAAGAGACAGAGACAAAGAAAGAGAAGAAAACAACTGGCGTTGTTCGCCCTGAAGGGCTCGATGAAAATATCTGGATTGATTTCTTGACACTCCGTAGAGCAAAAAAACTTCCCTTAACAAAAACTGCCTTAAAGGGTTTGGAAGAGCAAGGAAAGATTTTGGGCTGGACGATAGAGGAAGTGATCACCGAGTGCATAAACCGCAACTGGGGCGGTTTCAAAGCTTCTTGGATACAAAAAGAACTCTTATCCAACCCTGCCGACCGAGCCCGGGTCACTGTTCCTGGCACTACCGAGCGTGACCCAGCCCTTGTCAAACTCGACAAAGACAAAGAACTTACAAAACCTCCAACCCTGGAGACATTAGCCCGTTTGGCAGCACTTAGGAGACAAGCATGAAATTGTTTGTCGTTCCAATAGAACTGGCAGAAGCAAATCAAACGATTGAAGCATGGCATCGGCATCACCAACCATGTGTTGGTCATCGCTTTAGTTTGGGCGTTCTTGATGAAAGCGGTATTTTGCATGGTGCTGCGGTCGTAGGTAGGCCAGTTGCACGGCTTGCTGGTAAACCTTCACAAGTGCTTGAGGTAACACGATTAGTGAGTAACGGAACCAAAAACGTATGTTCAATGCTGTATTCAGCAGCGGCAAGAGCAGGCAAAGAAATGGGGTTTTTGAGGATTCAAACTTACATTTTGGCCGACGAAGAAACTGGTACTTCTCTGAAGGCAAGCGGTTGGACTTGTGAGGGCGTGGCAGGTGGTGGTCAGTGGAAACACACTGATGGCAAGGCAAGAAGAACTGACCAGCCTATTGGCAAGAAAATGCGTTGGGTTAAACAATTGAATCAAGATCGGCCATTGTTGTCAGTTCTTCCAAAAATAGAGAACCAAACGAAGGACTTGTTTGACATTGCAGAAAACTACGAAAAAATGGATTACTAAAGTTTATAAAAAACAGCAAAAAATTAATTGCAAGTCATTTAACCAAAAGG